TCCCGGATCACCTCCAGATTTAATACCACCCTTTATAGTATTAATGGCTCCTCCAAAATCCATATTCGCCGCTTGACCAGTCGCTTTAGTTAAATTATCAACTCCAACACCTCCTGCTAATTGTGTCAATGGTCCCAACGCCCCCTTAATCATATCATCCAAAGCAGTTCCGATTCCACCACTTCCACCAAATCCATCTTGAAAGGTATCACCGAATGTATTGGAAAATGATCTAACATTATCTCCAAAGAATGGAAAATTGAAATCGTCCTCTGCTGTAGTGGAATCGGAATACATTTTATCATAAAATGACTTAGCATCTCCCCCGACATTATCTTTAATGTTCATATAACCATTGATCATTTGCATGATCTGATTAGATTTTAGTTTATATGACTTCACCCAAACTCTTGGAGCCTGTTTACGAATAGAAGACCCTCTTGGAGCACTTGTCCAATCGTAGTCTTTCACAACATCATATTTTGCCATATTACTATTTATCCTAGTGCATAAGGACTAGAAGCAAATCCGGTTCTATTGTTCGATATAGGTATTGATTGTGTTTTAGATTGTTGTTGAGGTGGTGATATAATGGTTGTCGTTCCACCTTTATTAAGATTTCCAGAAATTCTTTTAAGTTCGCTTAGAGAAGAATTGCCAATATTAACCATCATACCCAAAAGCTTAACCTGTTCCAGAGATGTGTTATGTAGCATATGTAACCATTTGTTACTTACTATGTTATTTTTCACAACATTCTCCATATATGTTGTATCTGTAGAATTTACAACATTTTCAGATTTTTTTTCGGATGCTACTTTAGCAATTTCGGGGTTTTCTGGAGATACTAACCCCATGACCCAAGATCCAATTTTATCAGCAATACCCTTTAAAATACCAAACGCTGAATCAGTAATTCCAGTTATAGTATCAACAATTTTAGGAACCCAAGAATCTATTAGCGTTTTAGCTTTTGAAGCCATACTCTCGATAGCGTCATATGCCCATGTTCCAGCCTCCTTAGCCTTCTCAAACGCTTTAGATGATGTCTCTTTGATACTCTCCCACAATTTGCCTCCTTCTTCAGAAGTTACCTTCCAAGCATCAGAAGCGAATTCTTTCGTTCTCTCCCAAGCTTTACCACTTATATCCTTAACAGCTTCCCAAGCTTTTGGAGCATTTTCTTTAATAGATGACCAAGCTTTAGATGTGATATCTTTGACCGATGACCAAGCACCAGAGGCTAAATCTTTCACATCATCGAAAGATTTTGGAATCGTTGATTGTATACCTACCCAAGCTTTCGTAGCTATATTTTTTGTTTTATTCCATGTATCAGATGCGAATTTCCCAATATAACCAACAGCATCTCCAATTGGCCCTTTAATACTATCCCATATACTAGAAAAGAATTTTTTACTACCTTCGAATCCAGCCTTTACTCCCGCTCCTACGTCACCAAAAGCATTAGAATTAACACCACTATCATCCTCCATTATACCGAACCAAGCTAAAGGTTTTTTGATCCACCATGGTAAATCTTGTAACTTAGACTTGACCCACTCCTTTAGTCTAGAAAACCAAGATGTGTTTTCTGTTAGTTTTGGGTCTACTGGTTTCTTATCGGAAAAGAATCCCATGAGCATTTCAACACCCTTAATAATAAATCCAGCACCCGGAATTAAGGAAAATACACCCAATCCAAAATTCTTTAACATATCCATGTAATTACCACCCTTGAAAGAATCGTATGCTTTACCAAACCATTTAATAGTCCCTAAGACTGGAATATACTCAGCTTTGCTCCAAATCCATGCACCCAAACCTTTAGACATATCCCATAAAATATCACCCTTTTTCTTAGATGCTTTTGGGTTAGATCCGCCAGATTTTATATCTAAAAACGCATTAAGAACATCTAAACCTAAAGAAAGTCCAAAACCTAAACCGGGAACCACTAGATCTAGTAATCCAACAAGACCACTCATGACCTCTATAACACCACCGACAGTATCACCAGATTTAAACCTAGATATAGCAAATCCAATAGATATAAGAGATCCAATGATTGGAATTCTTTTTAAAAGTTTAGATGCTGGTTTTAAAACTTTAATAATAGAAGCACCTAATTTTCCAAATAAACCTTTACCACCTTTCGGTAAAATCTTTGTCACAATAGATACAACACCTTTACCTAAATCGTCCACAAACAATTTCGCGAATTTTATTACATTATCGAACATACTACCAAATATTCCACCAATTTTTGATAATATACCAACCAAAGCTTTAATACCACCAGCTATGGTTATCCTAGATAATAGTTTCAATACACCTTTTAAAGGTCCATCCGTCATAAGGCCAATGATAAATGTAAACAATCCACCTAATATAGCCAACCCACCTAATAAGTATCTACCAAAACCCCCCTCACTTTTTTGTTGCATTGGTGGAGGTGGTAATGGTGGAGGTGTCACTTTAGCTTTTGCTATTTGTGATACCTTAGTCTTTTCCTTCTCATCAACCCTTACTTTTTTCTGAAACTCAAAAAACATTTGATTGAACAGTGTGAATGTCTCAACCAAATTCTGTTTTTGTTCAGATGACAAACCTCCACGCTTTTCTCTTTTATCAGAATCAAACGTAGAATTTTTCGACTTAATGATATTCTTCTCAATAATCTTGTCTTGTTTAGGCACACCCTTTTGCTCGTGCATATCTTTAAGCACACCTAACAAATTTAAGATAACTGGGTCCATTATAATATTTAACCATCAAATAAACTTACATCTATATCTAATGTTTTTTTATCACCATTAATCTCTACAGTAAGCCATTCTTTTTCGATCTTGTTGATGTTTTGGATAAAATCGATAACTTTTTGATTTATTGAAATTGGTAAATTATCTACAATCTTTACTCTATCCTTAATAGGAATATCGATAAAAATAATCGATCCTCCATCAAATTCAATTTCTCTAATATATTTTACAATTTCGTATGTATACGCCGATCCGATATTTTTACCCATGTCATCACCATCTTTTTTGATAGCATCAATAGTTGCTTGGATAATTGTGTTTTCTTGTGTAAGAAGTGGAACTTCTAAATTAACTTTAATATCACCTGATATCGTTTCTGATAGTTTGATTTTTTTACTCTTAACAATTTTACTAATAATTTTATTCAAATCAACTCTCTCATCCCCAATCTTCACCTCTTTTCCAATTGATTCTGATCTTAGTTTTAGAATAATAGGTAGTTTATCAGTAACTCTCAAT